TCTAATATGTCTGAAAGATCAAACGTAAAATCATTATTAACATTATAATATTGGCCGCCTTCAAGTATATCAATTGTTAGTGATCCATCATAGCCAACAATTAATTTAAATTTAAGACCTTTTGTCATATCAGCGTCAGCATCATCAAAAGTACCACCACGAGTTACTTCACCACCAATATTAGAAGTGACTCCAGCAGCAGTAGTTTTAGTCCAAGCTGCAGCACCAGTGCCACCAATATGTTCTATTGTAAGAGTTTGCTGACCTCCTCTATCTGCATGAGGTCCAGCTTGTTCAATGTCACTAAAATGTGCAATTGCAGTGCTGCCAGCATTACTCTGTAATGTCGCAATAGTAAAATCATTAATATCTGGCATACCAGTCATTGTTGAAGCTTTAACTAAGAAGAAATTACCGTAATTGATTTCTCTTTCAACATCACCAATTTCCAAAGTCTCAGTTCGTGGCTTTTCAATAGTAACATACTTAGTTTGAATATTTTCTACTCTGAAACCATCAATATACATTGTGTTTGGTTGAATACCAAAGGCAAGTCTATTATTACCGAATGCTCGTGCTTCAGTTGTATTATCTACAGTACTTTCATCTGCTATAATAGTAGCAGATGTTTTGTAACCATTATTACCACCTTCGTTATTTAAATATTCTCTTGCTTCATAATTGAATGGCTTAACACTATAGTTACCAGATTCTTCTTTTGTTCTACGAGCTAATCTTGCCGTAAGTTCGGTTGTATTTTTAGCATCGCCAGTTGATTTATCGGAAGCAATAATACCATTTTCAACTGTCATTAACAATACGTAATTAACAAATTCTGAATTTGGTGTGGCATCGTTTGCCGTTTTAATTAGCTTAGTGTTGATTTTATATCGATCAGCACCAGGAGCAGATAGATTTGTAGTACCAGCAGCGTTATCATTTAATGACGAATCAGTTGTTGAAGCAACTACACTTTCAGATACATTTAGTCCAACAATGTATGAAGGAGAATTTGCATATTTGTCTAAGATGATTGTATCTTCTTTTACATAAACAAATGTACCTTTAATAAAATACGCACCTTCTTCAATACTTACGGCAGAGCCTATACCTATTGATTCGGCTGCTGTTAAATCAGAATCATTTGTTGCATCATCTACGAATGTGCCTGATCCAATAAATTCTGCAGCAGTTGCAGTTGAAGCACTTCCGCCATTAAGCGTATCACCATTACCAAATCCACCTACACGGGTTTTCTTTGCAGTAATTTCGGAACCATTCGTGGCTAAGAGTTTAATTACTTCACCAGCAAGGAACCTTTTATTTGTACCACCAGTACCAGCGTTTGCATCAGCATCACCTTCTACGTACTGTATGAATATAGTGATAGCATCTCCGCCAGGATCTGCTAATACACCAGTCTTTGTAGCATCATTCACATCAGTACCAGCCGCATTAATAACTTGAAGTACTTGTGCTTTTACTCCACTTGTGGCACCTTCAATAATGCTATCCTTATAATCAGCCATATAGGAAGATGTAATGAATGCAGTACCACCAGTCGTAAATGTATCTTCTACTTTGATGAAATCATATTCAGTATTAAGAGAAATTTTGCCACCGACTACACGAGCTCCATCAGCAAAGCTATATTGACCATGATAATCAATTTGGCGTTGTATGGCAGTTTGCATTTGTGTAAGTTCACGGGCCTGTACAGCAACACCTGGCTTAAACAATACTCGATGATAGTTTTTAGTTTCATCGAAATCATCTAAGGTATATGCGCTATTAGGATTCGTATTTAAAGTTGTAATTGCCATAGTTTTTTATTTCTCTTATTAAAATTCTATAATTAGTTTAATGTCTTCGATCTGAGATGTACTTCTTTGAATTGGATCTCTATTTTCAAGGAATAACATTTCACCAGATCCTGCAGTAAAGTTAGCAGGAGCAGCATTAACAGAAGCAGTATTAGCATTGCTTAATGCATATTGTGTAGCCACTTGGCCACCAGTCTTAACAATCATATTAGCATTGTCGACAGGTGGGATATAACCGGTTAGATCATTCTGGAAATAGTAAATTCTTCTATTAGTTGTATCTACATTAACTATATATCCTTTAAATCCAGAGCTAGTATTTTCAATTACATGATCATTAGCTTGTACTGCTAACGCTAAGTTTGCAGCCTCAGTATATCCAGTCGTATACGATATGTATTTTAATGTATTAATTGCTGAAGCCGGATTAGTTGGGATTACACCATTTATAAGTGGATTACGAATCAATGATATTTGTCTAAAGTCTTGAGTATTAGCAATTGCACTATCAGCTGTACCACTTATCTGTACGTTAACACCTACATAAAAACCACCTAGTTCAAATACTGGATCACAACCATGACCACCATTTGGGTTAACAGTACTGAATCCTGGTCGACCACGAGGAGCAATAATTGGTTCGAAAGAAGCGCCCGAACCACCGCCACCACTAACGGCAACTTGAGCAACAGTATAGTCAGACCCAACCGAGTCACCAGCGTCAGGTGTAATATCAGTCATAATAATATCACTTACGAAAGCTCCACCAGATACGTAGCTAGCATTAATACCAGTTTGACCCGGTGCAGCATTGGCGCCGTCACCAGTAATGGTTAGTAATATACCACTACCGTCATTATTATAACCAGTGCCACCAGCTGTTAATTTTAATCTTTCAATACCACCAGCAGCGCCTAAAGCACGAGAAGAAACTTGTGATTGTTGTTGTGCAAACTTTGGATCAGTCGATAAGAAATTTCCAAAGGTTAGAATGTTTCCATCCTTAACTGTGGCATTACCAGAAACAGTAACAACTTTACCACTCACCGATATGACTGTTGTATCGACTGGAACGCTTGAATTACCACCAGTTGTATCTGCAGTAATTTTTTGACCGACTTGAATCCTAGGATTTTCGTTTTCAAGAGTTACTACAGTTCCAGCAGAATCAACAGCACATATAGCAGTAGTTTTCTCAGTAAATGTTTTAACAGGCATATAAGAATTTGTTAAAAACTTTTCCGAATCAGAAGCAAGAATAGTGTACATATATTTCCAATGATAGCCATCAGCTGTCGATTGAACAGCAGCACTTGTAAAAGTTGGAACATCAGATACACCACCAGAAGTTGGAGCAATAATACACTTATAAACTTTAAAGTCTGGAGTTAAACAATAGAAAGCTTTATCAAAGATAGCTGGATCAGTTGAATCCCATGCAACAAATACGTTACCGGCACTCCAATCGTATCTTGGTACAACGTGCGAGATATCATTATCGGTTACTAGTTTTAAACCAATAAGTTGTTGACGTGCTTCGTTGATTCCGTCTAGTGTATCGGTTGGTGTAGGAGCATCAGTATCGCTAGTATTAGCTGTAGTGGTTCCTCCCCATGGACTAGATTTACCTAATCCAATATATACGTTGCTTCTATCCCCTTGTATTTCATCAACAAAAGCTGCAGCGTTAAGTGATCTAAAGTTTGATGATATGATTGCGGCCATGATCTTTTCCTATAGTGTAGTTTCTGTAATTGCGTCTGATAAATGTGCTTGAATGTTTAATTTATTTATAGTAGTTCCATCATCAGTTGTTGTGTTAATATCTTCTATTGCAATATTAGAAAACATGTTAATTTGATAATTCCCTTGGAATTTTTTATTTCTTAAAAATGCAGAGCTTTCTTTTACATCGTAATCTTTACGTGCGAAGTAACTATTCTCTGGCAGTGTAGCTGTGATGTTGTCATCGTGATTAGCTGGTATAATCTTCTTGTGTATATAATTTGGAACATGCTTTTGAGTTTGAGTTTCTACTCGTATCGTTGCATCATTTAAATAACCATTACCAGGATTTGTAATCGTATATCCTGTAATATGGCCAGTAGTACTGTTCCGTGTAAGAGTAGCAGTAGCTTGTACATTCGTTGATAAAGGTTTACCATCATGAGCACGAGCATCTGGTGGAGAGATTATAATTGTTGGCGTTGAAGTGTGCTCTTTATTATTTAATCCGACTAAGTCTAAACCTAAGGTTGTTGAATTAAGTTTACCGATTTTAAATTGAACAATCTCATTATCGCCAGTCAAACCATCGTCTGCAGACTCCTGCGCAATAGTTTGTATTGCAGTGGTTGTGCCACCTACACTATATCCTGTACCAACACTAGCAACTGTAAATGATATTGCAGCACCACCCATAACTGAACCAGGTATTGTAATAATCTCACCAACTTCGTATGCACTACCAGTTGTAGTTGAAGTAATACTTGATATAACACCATTCGTTGCAGCACTACCACCGTCAGTTACAACGATTGTTACCTGACCACTAGCACCACTACCAGAAGATCGGCTACCACCAGTTGTTACAGCAGTATAAGTTCCTGCTGCTCGAGCATCATCAGCAGCAATACCAGAGAAATCGAATGTAGTATGTCCGCCAGTAAGAACTACTCTATTGACTTCGCCTTTGCTATTTATTTCTGCTGTTGCAGTTGCTCCGGATCCATCTCCACCTAATGTAATAGCAGGTACAGAAGGATAACCATGTCCAGGCTCAGGAATCGATATCAATGATAAACCGCCAGTGCTCGAAACAGTTTTCATTGATATCTTTGCGTTTTTATTCGGTCGTGCAACACCAATAATACCAAAGCTCGAAGCAATTGCTTCTATTAATAAACCTATATCTTCGATACCAATATAACCTGGCTGAACACCTGGCATTGACGACAACGTTTTTCTGAATGCAGGTGATGCGCTATATGAGTTTTCATATACTTCTATATCATCGCCTTTTCCTAAGCTTGTATTAGGATTAGTATCGCCTAATACATTACGCACTGCTTGTAATACAAGTAAAACTTCACCGAAGTATTTAAATCCTGCAGGATGCACTAACTTATCGAATGGTTCTTTCCATTGTGATAGGTTACGACCAACCTTTACAACATAAGAGAATTTCTGATAAAAATCAGAGTCATGTACTCTTATATTTTTCTCTGATAAAAAGCCTGAACTTGTCGTAAATGTTCCAGATAATACAGGACGTGTATATGTTCTTACGAAACCTTTTTGATTACCACTGCCGTTTGGTTTTCCTGGTGCACAAATAATCAAATAACCTTTGTCGTCATCAGATAAATCTAAGGCAAAACCAAAGTTAGCATCAACAACCGTCTTATCGCCTCTATATTGTAATTTTGGATCCCAAAGTTGTGTATCAACATTATATTCATAATGATACACTTTACCATTATCAGTTATAGCGCCATCATCGAATCCTTGCTCACCAATAATTAAGTTATCACCACTTAATCGGACAATTATACCATAATTGGTATTATCTCTTATAGAAGGAACAACATAACTTGGAATAGAATGTATAGTATGCCACGACTTACTATCTGTAACGACAGCATTATCAATATTAACAGCATCCCTGTCGAAAATATATACTGTATGATACGGATTATCACGGCTAGTTAAAGCAATTCGAGGTGTTCCATTTTCAATATTAGTAATATCAATGGCGTAACCAAATGTTTGATTTGATACATCTTCTACTGGGGATAAAATTCCATCTTCTACATATAATCCGCTTATAGCATCTTTCTTATAAACAACTACTCGACCTGTTTTTACTACTGAAGACGTCGAATAATTTTCAAAAGAAACAACGAGGTAGTTTCCTTTTAGTACAACCGTTGTGCCAAAACCAATATTTCCAGCTCTTCCTGAATTTAATTTACCCGGAGCTCGTATTGTTTGTAGTAATGAATATGTAGTACCAGCCTTTTTATATAGCGCTACAGCGCCTTTTGGGAAATTATCCGGATCTGCATCAAACCCTTCATGACCGATTGCGAGATAATCACCACTTAAAGAAACTGATTCGTTACCAAAGGCAAACCTTTCACCATTAGCTCCGGTCGGCGGAACAATTTTAGTAGTAAAGTTCCAAACGTTGTTGCCACTTGAATTTACACTACGATTCCAGACTTCGACAGAACCCGTTTTAGTTACTCCTGCAGTAGTTTCATCTATTGGAGCAGATATTGCTAATGTGTCACCATCTAATGATACACACCGACCAAATTGGTCATGGTGAATATTAGTATCACTATCAGTTATTGTCCGCGAAATCTTTTGCTCTTCAGTGTATGATTGTCCTTTATTAGTTGTCGTAAATACATATACTGAACCAGCATTGACACCGATTGAATCTTCTTTTGGCGCACCAGCAGCAAAAGAATCACCACTTACTGAGACTGATTTACCAAATAAATCGTTATTCTCGTTATTAGATGATTCGACAACAGACGTTTCATTATAGTTGGCCTGAACTGCTGACTTTGGATCGTACAAACCGGCAGAAGGTTTAAGAGTATTATCCCATGGATACTGAACTTGAACTTCTTGTTCATTATACAATAACTTAAAGAATGTTTCAATCGATTCAAAAGAACCTCGAATCTTATAGAAATCAATTATCTTTTCGTATATAGCTCTTTTATTAACAGGTGAAGTTTTATCCAATGAAGGCGCGATTTCTTTCTGCATTAAATCAAGAAATTCTTCTTGAGCTTCATTTAGATTTAAAGAATCTTCTATAGTGTTTAAACGGTATGACGGACCAGAATCAATATAGTTATAAACGAAAGTCTTCATTGTGATCTTTCGTTTATTTAATCTTGGTGATAGTCCATATATGTTTACAGTTCTACCAGTTGGTTCTGCAGAATCAGCTAATCTACCAGGTAACTTATTTGCATTACTAATACTAATATTTTTTTCTTTTATATCATCAACAACTGATGGATATACAAGTAGTTGAACACCTACGGGAGTAGAACCTCGAGTAGCATCGTATGCTGTACCGACATCAGTTGCAACAAAGATATCATCCAAAAAATATTCTTCGTTTTCTCTATCAGTTATATTGTTTATACCAGTAGCAATGTTTTCAGTTGTTCCATTTCCTATATCTACAATCTGATAGCTTTCGCCGACAGTCAATCGAGATGTATCATCTAATAATAGAACGTCTCCACTTCTAATGGGTGTACCGTCTTGGTTACCAACTAATAAAGGCAATCCATCAGCATCGAAAAACTTTGCAGCTAATACTAGATTTCTTTGGAAAAATTTATTCGGAACATTAATTCTAAATGCTGCTTGGTTGTCTATAACAACATCTTCGAACATTTCTTCATCTTTATAAGTAAACTCTTCCAAGTTCATAAACTTATAATAAGATTCTAAAAACGTACGTATGCCACCAGTATCATTGCCACCATAAGCTGAATTAGTTGCATACTCTAACAGCTCTTCTGGAATCAATTGATCAATACGAATATCTTCCTTAGATCTCGACTTAGCAGATCCAGTTAATTCATACTGATCTATACCGGAATTAGTATCACTAAAGGTAATAGCTAATCCATCAACATCACCAAACGTTTGTGGCTGATCAAAAGTAATCGTTAAACGATCATCTGATATATCAGTAACTCGAGGAACACCCTCAATGCCAGTACCTGACATTACTTTACCGACTATTGGATTTACCAATTCGGCTGGAATACTTCCGTCAAGAACGCTTACGGGTTGAGACGTCAAAGTAATAGTAGTTGAGTTAACTACAGTTTCCGTTGAGCGCGCTCTTAATGTAGTATCAAAATCTACTTTCGACCTTACGTCTTCAATGTAACCTCTTGAAAATGAATCTAGATTTTTTAAACTTTGCTGAGCCATATATTAATTATCTCATTCTAGTAGTAGTTGCATAATTGATCGTTCCAGCAGAGCCAGAGTATGCAATGTTATCGACAGAAGCAGTAGTATTAACTTTTGATGAATCAATATTAACAATCTGATTTCTTTTTGGTGCAATGTCTAAGGAATTAGGCGCTATTGTAACACGTATTGGTGTTGTATCATCAGGCCCAAAATTATTTAAAGTAATAACACCTGTAGCGGCGGAAATCAATCCAGCGTTTCCATTTACAATTATATTTTCATTATTCACAATTTTGTATATTACAACAGTTCTATCATTCGAATCAGGTATTTCTACATCTCCAAAGAAATGATCTAAACCATTAAATTTAAATGCAGAACTCGAAAGATTAAAAGCCTTTCCTTTTTGAATAAAGAAAGTTCCAGCAAAGGTTAAAGTAAAATTATTCTTTACTCTAGATACTGAAGGAGTAATAGTTTGAAATAGGAATGGTCTAATAGTAGAACTTGTAATTGCAGGATCAGCATTATCAACGAGACCTAGCAATTCAGAATGTCTAAACACACCATCAAATCGATTTAACTGATTGAAGTTATAATCATTAACAACATCTTTAACTAACGATTCTAATGCAGATTGTGATCGACTTGTTAGTGATGGATTGTATTTAAAAATCACATCAAGCTCGACATTAGTAAACTCAGGATCTATAAGCTCAGGAGTAATCGATACAATGTTTTTCTTTTTAATAATACCTTTAACTTCTTCTTTTTCAGTTGCTGTTAATGCATCACCAATAAGTGGTTTAATAGCGATATATGCTTTACCGAAATCTGGAATAATATTATCTTCACCACCCCATGTCGATATTGATTCAATATTTGCAAAACCTTTTTGAATAATTGCAGAATAGTCTTGAGAAGTAACAGCACGATCCTGTGCTTGGAAAGTAATAGGAGCATTGAATCGTATTGACTCAGTTGTTTCAGCTGATGTACCACCATTCGCGTTTATAATTGTTGTGACTGTTATATCTGGTTCGTTCAACGTTGGGAATGCTGTTACCAAATCAAATACATCAGCACCATTTGCCGCAATACCCTGTGTGACCAAATAGTCAAGAGTTACAATGTTATCATTTACTGGCTTCTTACCAATAATGCCATCACCAAAAAATATCTGATAGAAGCCGCTTGAATTTTCCTGTAAGTGATATACTTGAGTATCAGATACTACATCTTGCAAAGACGTAAATAATTGATAACTATCAAAGGTCTCCGATTGCTGATTATTTTGGACTCGAACTCTTAATGACGAAGTATCTGCATCAGCATCTGATATCTGGAACTTTTGGTTTTCAATATCATTATCAACCCTATAAGACAATGAACGAACTGTACCTTCAGCAATAGGTATAGAATCAAAGATAAATTTCTTGGTTGAGCCGCTATCTATTCGACTAGCTGATTGAGATTGTATTGCAGAAAATGTATATGATACACCATCAACACTCGTAGTAAATTTAGTACCTCTTTCTAATACTAAGGTCGTAGGCAAATTCGCTGAAGTATTAGAACTTACATCTACAGTTAAACTAACGGTTGCTCGAGGTGCCAATACTGATCGAGGAATATAACCCAATAGACCAGCACGAGATACAACATTACCTCGTATTTGTGCAGAATCAAGGAAAGCTTCATTTAAAGCAAAGTGAGCTAGCATAGCGTTATAGTGTGTATTATAAGCAAGTATGTCTAGTAATACACTCAATCCTGAGCCATCAAAATCATAGTCTTTAAACTGAGATTGTGACTTCATGAAGTTTTTTAGATTATCTTTTATTTGATCAAAATCTAATTCTGATACATTTAAATTTGACGCCATGGTATTTTACCTTAATCTTCTTAAATTAATTTCAATGTCTTGAACTGAATCGTTTTCCTTTATACTAAAAACAACAACAAGTCTATACGCGTTTTCATCAGCAGTAGGTTCAATCAAAACATTAATATTTTCTATTCGTGGTTCGTGTCTCTCTAATACATTCTTAACAGCATCTTTAATTGCTATTCTTGTAATTGAATCATTGGGCTCAAATAACAAACTTCTTAAATTTGCACCAGTAGTTGGTTGGAATGGTCTTTCCATAAAATTTGTTAACAATAAAGTTCTTATTGCGTTTTTAACAGCGGCATCACCAGTGATAGGTATGATATCTTTTTTCTGTGGATGTATCATCATTTGCAAATTTAAATCGCTATAACGATCTATCGTAGCGGTCGTACCTGTTGTGGTAGCTGTCCCGTTACTACTAGTAGATCCGCCTGATGTTGAACTGTAAGTATATGCCATACTGTTATTTATACCTCTTCAGCTTCTTCTCTAGCAAGTTTAGCCATTCTTCTTTCTGTGTATTGTTGAGCCGCTTCTTCAATAGTTGTACCACCATAAACTGCAGGAAACTCGGTATTTAACTCAATGAACTTAGCTTTTACCTCTGGAACAAATTTTGCAAAGTATGCTTCTCCACCTGGATATTTCTTAGCTGCAGCTGCTTGATATTTTCGAAGATCTTCTAGCGAATAGTCGAATTTTTTTAAATCGTCAAAGGTAGTACCACTCACTTCGGCAACAAAAATATACATTTCAGGGTGTGCAAACTTCATAATAGCAATACCAGCTTTCTTACTATTAAACAAACCACCAAGTTCAGTCTTAGCTTGTCTGAAAAGACTTTTGTATGTTAGCTTATATGCTGCAAACATTGTTCTCTTATTAGCGTCTTCAATATCTTTATCTGAGAGAGGTGTAGGTTCTTCTGGTTTTGGTGGCTCTTCCGGAACCTTAGGTTCTACCGGCTGCTCCTTTACTGTACCATCTTCAGCAGCTTCAACATTTGGTGCTTTAACACATGCATCATCACCCAAAAGTGCACCACTTATTAAGTCATCTAAATCTCCAACAGCATCACCAAACTTTTCTTTTATCTCAGCCTGTAAAGTTACAAGGCCAAATGGATCATCAAGTTTAGTCTTTAGTTCATTTAACTTATCTTGTAAACTATCAAGCTTTGGTAACTCTGGCTTGAAAGACGCGAGGTCTGCGGCCATTGCATCTAGTTTAGCCTGTACAGCAGCAAGTTCATCCTTACCACCTTGTAGTAAGGAATCCAATTCAGCTTGCTTAGCCTTTAATGCATCTAATGCTTTATTATTACCGCATGCACTCATTTATATCTCCTATGTTCCACTGTTAGGCGCATCAGATGCATTCTTCGCGCCAGCATTAGAACCACTGCCAGTATCCATCGATGTTGTCTGATGTGTATGTGTATGTAATGTAACGTTATTAGATGTAATGTTACCAGCAGGAAAATCGATGCTTCCATCTGGAGAATCTACAGTCATAGCTTCTGATGCATCAATATCCAATGTGCCTGTTACGTTTGTTGTTTGACTCGCTGCATATGTTTCTGTCACAAGACCGTCAATTTCTTCTGTTGATGTACCAGTAACACCAATAGCTTGATTAGCATTAACATTTAAAGTATAATTACCCATCGATGTATGGCCAAACGTACCAGCATTCGCGATTGCATTATCATTTAAAACAGTTGTTGACATATTATTTGTTACTGATATTGTATTATCATTACCAACTGTTAATAATTTATCATTAATAATATTAGTTGTAGAGTTATTCATAACACTCAGGTTATCATCAACACCAACGTTGGTTGATCGGCTACGTACAATTTCTGTTTCACGGTTACCGCCAATCATTTCTTGTACAGAACCTTTAACATTGACTGTCATATCTTTTTCAACTTGTAAATGATAGTTACCATATACGAGGTGGCGAAGATTGCCATCAACAGTCATATTACAATTACCTTTAATATGAATATTTTTATTTGATAAAACAACTTCGTAGTCTTCACCAACAATTTTTACTTGTCTTGTACCGTCATTATAAATTTCTTCATATGTGCCAGAAGAGTGTAATCGATGAGTACGTTCAAAGCCTGGAGTATCATCTATCTCATTGACATGACCAGCTTCTGATTCATACACTTTATTATATGGATATTCAGGTATGTGATCATTCATTGGATCTAATTCTTTCCAAGGTGCTTCTGCATAAAATGATTCAGCTTTATCTTCAGCCACCGATGACACCTTAGCAGGTACAGCAGTTCGAACATTAGGAATAAGACCTGGTCGTCTTGTTTCTAATTGATTGGATCCTTCATACAATGTTTCTCTAGCAGCAAAGTTAATATCAGATTTATTTTGATATTCTCCTCGAGGATAATCAGCAGCAGTAAATCCTAGATCCTTACTACGTGGACTATTCTTTGAAGCAACCGATCCCATAATTACAGGATCTTGAGCAGATGGCCCATCACGAAAGAATCCAACAACCCACGAACCTTCCATTAAACCATGAGGTGTGTCACCAATCCCAGAAGTACCAGAAGATGTAGTAGGCATCATTACCGTTGCCCATGGTAGATCATCTGTGGCAATCTCTGCTTTATTTTCTGTATGGTAACCAAAGCATCGTACTTTTACTCTATTCATTTCAAGTGGATCAAAGCGATCTTCGACGACCCCAGTAAACCAACAAAAATTACCACCTTTAAACGCATCACTATTTCTATTCATATTTTAATTCCTTCCGGCCCCAACAATCTTTGATCCCGATGCATTGTTTGCAACTCGATTACGACGCTTTTTGCTAGAAGCACTATTTTTATTATTGTCTTTACCAAGTTCTATTCCCGCATCTAAGTCAAATGCTAGACTATCTTTTTGTAATCCAACACTACACCTATAATCATTAGGAGAGAAGAAATGCGATATTGAAGAAACAAGGTAGACACCACCAATATATTTATCGGTAAATTTATTTCCCTCATTGATACCGCTTTCGCTTTTATCAGGCTTTGGTATAATGATACCAACCTTTCGTCCAACTGATAAATTAAAATCACCATAGATTTCCATATCTAAACCCATAAAGCCAAGATTATTATAATATGATTGCTTAGGCAGTAAGGAATTACTTGCTGGGTTATGATAATTAATATCCTTTTCAAATGCTTGTGAATTTAATGAAACATAATATTCTTTATTTGATGTAAACTGATTTACTTTTAGATTATCAATTTCAGTCTGTTCACTAAATGGAGAATTAGCATCTATCGTGTAAGCATTATCATACGTAAATTGAGTTTGCTTATAGGTTTTTGTTGCAATATCAATAGTGTGAAGTCTAGAACTATACGCACCATTATCAATCGCGTCATATATTGATCTATTTAAATCAGAATTTAAATTTAGAATTTTTCTTTCTAACTCTGAATAATTGCCAGGAGTATTCGGAGTGTTTTGAGAAAACGCTGCATCATTATAAGAGCGATATAATTGTTCTTCAAGCATATCATTATATGACTTAAAGTGCAGTCCATCTTGTATCGTTTCATATAAGAAGTAAGGTGTTCCATCATTAGAAGAATTTCTTGTTAACCAAGTCAAAGCGTCTAATGGTGATAAATCTGGATAGATACCTTTAAGTGCATCGGATGAATCAGATATATTTTTAATATCATAATCTGCACCTGCAATTAATCCTAGGTCATGTGTAAATATATTATTAACCAATTGACCAACAATTCCATTAAAGGAACGATTGATGCTTTTAGTATTACTCACCATTGCATGCTCAGATATACATTCAAGTGTGTATGCCTGAAGGCCTGGCTTAGGATTAGTATGACCAACAATCGCTGCAATGAAAACTTCAATATCAAATTTATCTCTTGATTTCGAAAATGTTTCACCACTGTTAGCTGTTCTACGTATTTTTATATTTACCTTTTCACCACTTATAAGATGACTATTTTCAAGGAAATTAGATCCATCATATAATCTCATCATTACTTGTATAGACGACCTATGCAGACTTTCGATTATTTCTATCTGCTGTACAAGATCTTTTATATCAACAACATTACCATTAAGAAGAGTAACATTTATTGAGTATATGTCGTAACCATCAGGAGATACTGTACGATTGCCGTCAGTCTTGGAAGTAAAATTACCCATTTATAATATTCTCAAACTCTTCAACAAACGTAATGATATAAGCAGGATCGATAATTTTTATCTTAGATCGTTGATCATTTAAATTACGTACATGCTGTTCGTTACTCACGTATGATATCTCACCTACGAGGTCGGCAGCATCATTACTATATCCTTCTCTTAAATTTTCAGTATAATGAGGATCAAAGCCACCACTATATACTAATGGCGCAGAATATACAGCGTTTGATACTATTTTTGGATCCGGGCTTCCATCACCAAAGCTTGTGTACCCAGGAACTCGTCTTTGTATGGTAGTATCCCATTGTAGATCTGAATAGATATTTAACAGAGGTGCAATGCCATCATTATTTGTAATCGGTCTTTGTTCTGGATCACCAGTTTGATAATAATATGCAGGAGCTTCAGCATAATTATAACATTTATTTATTTTTAAAGAGAACAGTGTGTCACTATCTAAATTAGTTTCAGATGCAGTGAGAAACTCTCCGGCCTTAAACTCACCACCCGTTATAGCTGTATCAACCGCACCACTAAATGGATTGGTTCCCGGGACACCTGATACAACATCTTGAACTATAATTTCATTTAAATCAGCGTCTTTACGAACAAGTCTACCAATCGAACCAGATGTCGAGCCATAGATTAGTTCTCCTAGTTTGAGTATACCAGCAACAGAATTTTTTGTTCCTCCAGGTATACCGTCTGCATCTTCCTCAACATCTGGTTTAAAACATAAAGCTTTACCTGAATAATTTTTCTTAATATACGTTCGAAGTATATCGTCGCTCATTGGCCATACTTGAAGACCATCGTGTAAAAAATCGTTAATAATAAAAAAGGTCCAATAGTAATCTGAAGTACCGTATAGTTTTTGTGACAAAACATCTGGACGCATACCATTATTAATTTCGAAATCTTTATAAACAGTAACGTTATTTAATTCTTGTGCAGTTTCAGGTCGTATACTACGGAATAAATCCACCATACGGTCAACGGTGCCGGTGCGATTAAAATCATAAGCGACTGTGGGGAATTGGCTAAAAAACATCTATAAGCTCCTATATTTTAAATCGACTAGCAACATTATTTATTGCACTACTAAACCCTGATCGGGCTTCATTCGCTCTACCTTTAATCTCTGTTTCTAATGCACCAACTCTACTCTGTATTTCACCTTCGATAGAATTAAGACCAAATTCAGATCCAGGACTAGATATGCCTGTTCCAGTACCGTATAGCTTTTCACGAGTAATAAGTTCTGTTTCTTGGAATGATAAAGATATATCAACCTCAGAAGGTGATCCATCAGCATGGTACATATTAGAACTTGAATTAAACGTTGTAGTCATATTAATTAAATATGATTCCATTATACGTGGCATAAATGCATTTACCTGATCTCCATGCAAAAACTCTATTTTAAAAGTTGGAGGATATTTAAGTAGTGCGCCTTGACGTGTAGGATATAATGCTTTACGGAATAAATTTTCAATAAGAAATATTTGTTGTGCTTCCTTTGCAGATTCAGATACCATTTTAAAAGTAAATTCAAATGTTCTTAAAGCTACAGTATCAAATTGAACAGCAGTATTAGGATTGAGAGCAATACCTTTTTTGATAGCAGCTTTTTGAGCAGCCGGTGTTAAAGTACCCGCTCCTACTGCATCGAGAGCAGCTCCAGCCTTAAGGTTAGCTAGATCATCCATGTTTGTTTCACTTAATTCTTGTTGAGTAGCACCCATTTGTCCTAAGTCAATAGTACCATAGGAAGCACCGTCAGGTACAGAAAATCCTTGAGGCACGTACAGATGAACCTTTGTTGCTTCCGGCATCGCGCGTTGAATCATTTCAAAAGATACATGAGGAAATCCTTTAAATGAGTCAGCCTTCTCTCTAAGATTCTCTGGATAAACGTATAACTTAGTCATGTTTTATTCCTATGCGTATGAGCTATTAATTTCGTGAGATCCCCAAGCACGAGGGCGTTTGTAAGATCTACTATTATTATTGGTTGTATTATTATTAGTTACAGTGCCACCTTTTTGACTAACAACTACTGGAGGAGCAGTTGATGCCGCAGCATTAGATGCTTGTTCTTGCATTAATGCATTCATTTGTGATTCGTAGTCTATTTCATCACCTGTACCTGGAGATGAAGCAAAGTCTAAACCAGCGGGCAGACCAGGAGTTGCGCCTGCATTATCACCGCCACCCATCATTGCACTAAAATCAGGCATTTCGAAACCAAACATTCCACCGCCACCGGCCGGTGGTGCATTTGGATTTTCTTTTCTTAGTCTTTCTTCCTCGGCTTCCTTTTCCCTTTGCTCACGACCTTTCTCTTTTAACTCGACCATGGTCTTAGCCATATTATCTGTAGCTAATCTTTCTATTCGAGGAAGCTCAAAATCGAAACCTATAAACTTACCGCCTTTTTCAATAATATCAGCAACCCAATCAACTATATCAGCAAGGAAATTATTTAAGTGAGCAAATCCATCTTTAGCATGGGCTAACGTCAATGTTATAAGATCAAAGACTGAAGCAAATCCTAATGCATCTCTCATTTTAATCATTGCAAGAGCTATAAGACCAACCACTGCTGCAATTGCTAAACCGATTGCAATAGGAATAGCAAAGGGAACAAGTATTGCTAATAGTGATGTAGCCATACCCATTAACGCTGCACCCATAGCTGGGAAGAACGTAAGCATCATAAAGGCTCTAAATGCGATGGCGGCCGCTCTCATACCCTTTAGCAATTTCATAAATTTACCACCAAGATTTTTGGTCATATCTTTAAGGTGAGTTAAAAATTGTGGAACGTACTGTAATGTAATAAACTTAAAAAATATTTTTGCAGCTCTACCGAGGCCTTTGACAATTTTCATAAGTTTGCCACCGAGATTTTTCATCATATCTTTAAAGTGAGCAAACATACTGCCAGCATATTCTGTTGCTAAGAACATTTTATATGTTTGTACTGCCTTCTTTAAAGCCTTAAATCCTTTAAATACACCCTTCAATGTTTTTACAATTGTACCACCAAAGAATAATATAAATGCACCAGTAAATGCTTTCCATTCACCTTTAAAGAGCTCGAGTGCGCCTTCGATATCTCCATCCAATAAAGACTGAACAATTTTAAATGCAGAGCCTAATACTTCAATTACTCTACCAACTAATTTTTCCATTAGTTCAGGCGCAAAGATTGCAAGACCAGCCAATAAACCACCACCAATAGCCACGGCATTCTTTTTCGCGAAGCCAACCAAACCGCCAATACCACTGGATATTTTCCCTAGCAAATTAGATTGATCTTGAATCGCTTTATTTGCTTCTCTTCGATTTTCTTCTGTCTCAGCATTAGCTAATATTTCAGCCTGATTATCTCTTTCCAATTGAGTAGCTTCAGCATCACCTCTTTCGATAGCTCTTTCTAATCTTTGTTGTGATTCTATAAACTGTGACCTTAAAGCAAGTGAATTTGCTTTTCCTTCTTTATCAGCTGCTTCTGTCGACAATACAAGATCCATTAAAAGCTTATTTCTTTCAAAATCAGTTTTATTATCTTGAGCTACCTTGTTTTGTTCTGCAATTTCTGCAGCCAATGCTTGAATCGCAACTCCACCACTACCGCCTTCCTTTAGATTTTTACCTCCAAAGCCAGCAGCAAGCTGTTTCATACTTAACTTTATGTCTTCTATTGGATTATCTTCAGCCATAACTTATACCTATTTCTTTTTAGAACTTATTGCTTGTGACGTGAAGAATGCAGCAACGATACCAGCAACAGCAACAAAGTACGTAGGAGCCATATCACCTAATGTACTTTGAGCCTGATCTAAACCTGCTAATGATGCCAATACTACAGCGAAAGGATAAAGAAGCAATCCACCTAGTGCAAACCAAGTCATATTTCTTTGTGCATCTCGCATAGCATCCGCATCTTCGAGTTCTTTACGTCTAAACTCAAGATACATTGCCTCTTCAGCTGCACTTACTTTACCATCACCATTAGTATCTGCTGGATGGAATGCTTCTTTTACTTCTTCTGACATTATTTACTCCTTGCTTGTTCTGCTTTACGTCGTTCGTTTTCTTCTTTAATATGTTCTTGTAATAACGAAACATATATTTCACGTTCCCATGGCACCATATCATTGAGCTCTGTCAAGCTATATCCATGGTGTTGCATCATCGCAAAGTTAGTCTTATAGTGGTTGTATAAGGTATCGTGAGAGAGGCCTAACCAAAAAAATTGTCAAAGCCTCTTAACTCTGTTTCATTTTTCATACCGCATTTATTACAATCAAACTTCATATCATAAGTTACTGCCGGCATATTTTCAAAGTATTCCGTAAGTAATTTAAACTGCTGACTATTTAGAGAATCAACAAACGTTTTAATTGCAGCAGGACCTTCATCCTTTGCAGAATATACATTGTTTGCGTCGTAAATTGATTCAATACAACTAATAATCATAGCCAAAGCCTGATCAATACCACTGGCTTTCAAATCTTGTTTTTCTAATCCACCTACTGATGGATAACTTAATGTAACACCTACATCATCAGTAAGAGCAATCACATTATTTTGCTTTATAACAACTGGCATATTAATCTCGTCAAAATTAATTTCCTGATCATTTTCAGCTTCACAATGACTACACTTAATCTTTATCTCTGTCGACTCACCAACCGACTTTCCTCTTAATTGTAAAAATAACGCTTCTAAATCAAACATCGCTAATCGATTAACATCGATTTCGTCATATACACATGCTTTAATTACATCCTTGAAAGCTGTTAAAATTTGCTTTTGATCTTTTGATTCTAATGCAATCATTAAGATCTTTTCTTCTTTTACTAGGTAAGGTCTATATTCTATTTCCTGTCCTAGTGATGGTATAACTGTCTTATACTTCGCAGCATTCAATACTGGTAAAGCCATAATAAACTCCTATAATAATATTAAAATAATGAACTAAACTTTTTCAACCCACTTGATGTTTTGCTGGGTAGATTTCCTAATAAACCGCCTACGTTTGGTATTGCTGATATGATTGCAGAAAGAGATGATTGAATAAAATTCTCTGGCACATATCTATCATACGCGAATGTTATTTGTACTTTTTGTATTCCGTTTTCTGTTTCGTTGTTTAAATCAATTGCCGCTATCGCTATTGGATACGCATTAATTAATCTTACCGCATAAACATTATTATCAGCAGTGTTGAGCTGTTGAATAACAATATCTGTTTGATAATTTTTCTTATAACCTAATGTATAATTCTCTGTATCGACAATTGAAGACATCCACGTTTCAAACATATCTTTCATGTAATAATCGTTTGTAAGTAAGAACGTCATTGTAACATCGTCATCAATATACCCATTAGGTATTTTGAGTGTTTCTTTTTCTGCAGCGTAATCTAATGTATTTAAACTACGACCTGGAAGCTGTGTCGATTCACAAAGGAAAGCAATATCTCTTGGATCGCTTACTAAGCTTCGTGCATTAAAGGTTCCATTAGCAAATCGACCAACAATATCTAATGGATTTAGATTAACTAACGCCTGTGTTGGTGGCGTAAATATAGTCAAGAACCGATTAGTCGGTGCTAATCCTTGTCTTTTACCAACGATGGCTTTTAAATTATTGATTGACATATTTTTTATCCGTTATATTGTTTGCGAGAATATCTCCAAACAGATTCTTTTTTAACTTTAGCAAATTGTTCAACTGGTAAGAAGATTGCAATTTCCCAATCAGTCATTGGAACTCTTACTGGCATACCTTTTATTTGACTACTTAAATAATGCTTAAAGCAAGGTTCGAACTCTTTAAACTTTTTTGTTGATTGAAGTAAATCATATCGTAATTTTAATCTACTCTTATCGTTTATATTTTTAGGTGCAGTATCCATTAATGCATCAAGGAATCTTGCTCTTACACCGGGAGCTAAATAGTGTAAATTTAAACCATAGAATCCACCCGGTGCTGGTTCAACCATAATCACTAATGGGAACTTATCATAATATGGTAGTGTCTTCTTATGCTTAGGATCATAAAAGTACATATACATGTTACCAGCAATTTCTTTTCCAGCCGGCTCGAGGGCAGCATCTTTTAAAAGTTTGCGCGGTGATATGTCACCTAGTGCGTTAACATTTTTGCGGAACCAATTCTTAGACTGTTTAGTCCTTTGTTGTATTCCAGCTCTTTGAGCACCTGCTTGTAATGTATCAAACAACGAAGCCATATTATTTACTATCCATCTATGTTTTACTTATATCTTTATTTATATCATTTAACAGTGTACATTTGGGTGAAAGTATGTTATAATAATATAGTTACCCGGCGGGATAGAGGTATACTATTTTTTCTTAGGAGATTTCTTTTTCTTCTTGAGAGGACCACCAACTAGTTTAATACCCATTGACTTTAATGTATGTTCAGTCCATATCTCAAAGGTCCAACCACGATCTTCAGCATAGTTACGAGCAGCATCCCATTTATCGGTATTCTTTATATATGTTGTTACTTCAGTAATGTACTTCTTCGTCTGTCGCGATGGTTGTTTAGGTGGTTTTGTTTCTTTATCCGGCTTGATCTCGACGAGTATAACATGCCCTGATTCCATCTTAATGAGTAGATCCACATAATATCTATGCAGCTTCTTATCTACTTTCCATCTATATGGTACTACTACCTCTTCTGAGTTCCAAGCAACTACTTTCGGATTTGCTTCACACCACTTAAATGCTTGCCTCTCCCATAGTGAACGATACTTGACCTTCGACGGATCTCCAGCATATTTTTCTGGTTTTTTAATTTTGTAATTTCCGGAGTAAGCCATAACATTATTTATAGGCATAAAAAAAAGGACCCATTGCGAGCCCTCTGCTTGGTTTACGCTTTTATTTGCTTTACGTATTTTACACCACGATAGATATATACTAGTTCTTTCATCGTAATTCTCCTTGTTCGGATTATACGATTCGTTTTGACGCATGAACCTATGCGAGTCGATAAAGATGACCACTC